AATCAGAAACCGGTATCGGCTACGCACTTTAGCAAAAATGCCGCCATGATGACGGTGCAGCGGACGCAGGAGTTTTGGATAAAGAATGCGCAGAAGCAGATTGACAGGGTGATGAATGCATAATTAAAAATGCCCCCGAAGGAGCATTTTGGGGTTGGGCTATTATCCTTCACCTTATTTTGAGCGCGTGTAGGCTGGGCCTTATTGCGACTGCAAATATAATAAAAAAAGCCGGTAATATTCCTATTGCCCGGCCCTCACGATAGATACTCTGACATACTAAGGTGATGTGGTAAAGATACAATTTAAAATGTTTTTTAAAATACCCTTGATAACTTTTGTTGTCATGGAATTACCTGCTTGTTTGTAAAGCTGGGAATCGCTCATACCCTTAACAGCTTTTTTCATATCAGCATGTTTTGTTTCGGTTAAAGCCAATGCGGAACTTATAATGGCCTCCTCTTTCGCTTTATAAAATGCTTCATCGCTAAAACCCTGTAATCGCCAGCATTCAAGTGGGGTTAATCGGCGGATGCGGTGGGATGGGCTTAAAACCATATTGTCTTTTTGTACTCCCGAAAGGGTATTTGTTATGCCATCTTCGCGCGGTTCAAATTTTTCAATAACATGCGGACGTTTTCGTATATCTGTGCCACCTGATGCACGAAGTGCAGGGGCAATATTATCTTCAACAGCACCAGTAGTTTTGTTTTGCCATCTTAGTATTGTGTTTTGCTCAACTATCAAATTATCTTTTTGAACGGTGGAAAGCACATTTGTAATGCCGGGATCATCGTTTACCTCCAGCATTTGTTCTGTTGGTAAACCACCTTTTCGTCTTTTGGGGTTATCGGGGTTACGGCCTACCTGACGGCAGGCTAAAGGTTCGGGCCCTTTTTCTTCCAACATATTATATGGTACACCTTTGCTGTGGTTAGCGGTGATAGCACCGCTAACCACAGCATCCGAATGATTAAGCATTGACAATCTATCCGACCAACCATTTTCAGTACCGCTTACCAGGTATTTTAAAGCCGTATTACTCAAATAATACTTTTCATCAACAATTGGTTCCAGTATATCTTTAAGCCGAAGTTTAAGCGGCAAGCCAACAGGGAAACGGAATGTATTGGGCAGATCAGGCCGGATGCCGACAAGGAAAACCCGCTCACGGTTTTGGGGGATGCCGAAATCTTTTGTGTTGAGGACTGTCCAGTGTAAATTATAGCCCAATGAAAGTTCATGATTAAACATTTGCATGTGGCCGTTAACGCTATCGCCAAGCATGAGCAACCAGTTTTGAAAGGTTTTGCCGTTGGAATCGGATAGTAGACCTTTTACATTTTCGATAATGAAAGCCTTTGGCTGTTGTTTTTTTACATAGCGGTAAAAATCGTAAAATAGCAAGCCACGTGGATCAAGTTCACCTTTTCGCAAGCCGGCCAATGAAAATGCCTGGCAAGGAATGCCACCGATAAATACATCGGAATAATATTCAGGACCATCCCATTCGGCTTTTGTCATATCCTCAACAAATAAGGCAGCGCCAAACATAGCCTCGTAGGAGGCACGGGCAAACTTGTTTATTTCGCAGTAAAAACCTTGTTTGGGTTTAAAATGGGTTTCGGCTGAAAGTTCATCAGCGGCAAATTCGGGGGAACCGATGCCGGAGCATACGGTCGATAAGATATATTCCATAAATGTCAGAGTTTAATATCAGCAATAAAAATCATATATCCTCGGACGGAGTTAAATATTTTGTTAAATATACACGGCGTGAAGGTTATACAAATTCTTAATTTAAAACTAAGAGAACGCCATCGGTCCTTGTAGATGGCTCGCCAACCCGTTATATGATTTTTATTCAACAATAATAGTTATTATTGTATAGAAATACAAGAAATTTAAAAATGAGCTGGATCGACAACGTAGAAAACACCATTTTTACCATCCGCACCGGTGATGGCAAGATATATACGCCTGATTTACCGATCAATTATGAAACGTTAAAAGAGTTTAACACCGCTACATTTGAATTTATTGATGTACCGGGGGCGCTGATCACCCGGAAATTGCAGCGGGCGCGTAAATTCCCCTTGGTGTTTTATTTCCAGGGGGAGAATAATATCGATGTGGCGAATGCATTCGATACCAGCAGTAACGATCCCCGCGCCTGGGTAGTACGGCACCCGCAATATGGCGACATCACCGGACAACCCATTAGCATCAGGCGGGATGATTCAAAACTGAACGCCACGGAAATAACGGTTGATTTTTGGGAAACGATAGTAACCACCTTCCCACAACCGGGATTACCGGATCCGACCGGAGAAGTAGTTATTTTAACCACTTATTTTTCAACTGTAAGCCCTGTGAATTACGCAAGCAAGGTGAAACTGAAGCCAAAGGACCTTGCGGGCATTACCAATTTTGCCAATTCCCTGACGGCGCTGGTAAAGAAGGGAATGGATACTCTGCATGCTGCTGAATTTATAGCCGATGTAAACCAGATGATGAACGCCATTAATAATATAATACTGGCACCTGCCGCAGCTATCAGCGCCATACACCAGGTTTGTTTATTGCCGGCCAAGCTGGAACTGAGCGTGGCGCTGCGGATTGAAATGATCGGGGCCATCTATAATAGTGTCGCGACAATACTTTCGAATCAACCAACCGTTAACAACAAGGCCTTTTTTGAAACCGCCGGGGGGATTTGCGTATGTAGCATGGCTCAATCTATTACCTCGCCATTGGCAGGAGATTATATAACCCGCAACCAGGTGGCCGTGGCGCAAACCAACCTAATTAGTATGTACAATGATTCTCTGGCAACGCTGGATGCTTCATACGTGGAACTTAATACTATCGGAAGTGCATTTACGGCTTCACAGGAAAGCCAGACCGCTTTGCAGGATGTTTATTTAAGTACCCTTACCAATCTTTATACTTTGGCATTGGGTGCCAAGCAGGAGCGCCAGGTGATGCTGGAGAAAGATGGGCAACTGATTGTACTGGCCCATAAATACATGAGTGGCTTAGATCAGGCAGATGCTAACATCGAAACCTTTAGGACTATCAATAATTTTAAGAATAATTATTTGTTTTTGATACCGAAAGGGACGCAGGTGAAGTATTATGTATGATATGGAAACTTTAATAAATTGGATTAAAACGGTTTTTAATATAGACCCAACTTTCAAAAATCCGATGCCAGACAATGGATTTATGATTGAATATATTATTGGTGATAAATATATAATGTTAGAATTTTATCAAGATGGTGAAAATGTATTATTAACAAGAGAGGTAAACGGTAAGATGATCAAGGCATGGGATTTTACTCAAATTGATATCGTAAAGGATATTTTAACTTTATTTATAAATGCAAATAAAAGTTAACGGAAAGCTGTATAATTTTTTTAACGAGGTGGTGATCAGTACCACATTGGATACAATTGCCAGTATTTTTACCTTCACGGCCTTTTATGACCGTACCAACCCGGATCACCAGGTATTGTTTAAACCCCTGAGTTATTATAAAGCGGAGTTCTTCAGCAACGAGGGGGCGCTGATCATGACCGGCACCATTACCCACTATAGTTTTAAGTCGTCAGCATCGATCCATACGGTGCAACTATCGGGCTATAGCCTCCCGGGGGTGCTGGATGATTGCCAGATCCCCTATTCGAGTTACCCATTGCAGCAGGATAATTTAACCCTGCAGGAAATTGTGGCCAACCTGATAAAACCTTTTCACCTTACGGTTATCACCTATAGTGATGTGGTGAAGGAATCAACCCAGATCATTGCCAAAACGGTAGCGAAGGTGGATGAGACGATCAAGGATTATATCTGCAAGGTGGCTAATCAGAAAAATGTGGTGGTGAGCCATGATATCCATGGGAATGTGATTTTGTTCCGACCTGATGTGACATTGCCGCCGAAACTACTGCTTACCGGGACCAATACGCTGGATATGAGCCTCGATATAGATGGTACGAAACTGCATAGCACCATCACGACCCTGCGGCAGCCATCGAGGGGAACCGGCCATAATGATATTACGGATGATAATTACGAACCGCCGGAGGGGAATATACCGGGACTGACGGATAATAAAAAAGGGAAGGTGTTTAAAATATCATCAATTGATACCGTTACAAACCCCCTGGTGGGCACCTTCCGGCCTTATGTGCATAGGCTTACAAAACTATCCTTTTACGATACCCACCGGGCCAGTCTGAACATGCGGGCGGCTGAGCTCAAAAATATAAAGGTGCTTTTTAGCCTTGACCATTGGGAACCCGTTAGTGTAGGTGATGTTATCCAGGTGCTTAACCCGGAAATATTTATTAACAATACAGCCACCATGATACTGGAGAGTACATCGATCCAGCAATCGGGGGAGCGGCAAACCATGAGCGGGACATTGGTACTGGCGGAGACGTTTAACGGGGATGAACCACAAAATATATTTGGATAATGATAACTATTTATGATTTAATTATAGCCTTCGGGTTTGGAATATCAACAGGTATGATATTAAGTATTTTTATAGTTAAAAGACAGATAAAAAAAAATGAACTGGAGTAAGTTTTTTGATAGTGTGTTGGATTCATTCGGGCACCGGACAGTAAAGGTATCGGGGTACGGCACGGTGACGGCCGACCAGGTAGCGCCATTTGGGGATGACAGCTGCCCCCCGCAGGGATGGGATGCCATCTATAGCGAAACCGATACGGACGAGCAGCCGGTAATTGTGGGGTATGTGAATACAAACTGCCAGGCTGGCCCGGGTGAAAAGCGCATGTTTAGTATGCGGCTTAACCTGGATGGCACCTATACCCAGATGTTTTACACCTGGATGAAAGCGGATGGCACCTATGAGATCGGTGGGGCGGTTGATAACCTGACCAGGTATGCGGCGCTTAACACGGCAATACAGGAGCAGATTACCAAGATGGAGGGGGAATTAACAAAAATTGCTGCCGGCATAGTGGCCGGTGGTGGAACCTATACCCCGGGGGATATCAGCCTGGATATATCGGCTGCAAAAATTAATGAAATAAAAACATTATAATATTTATCTTTAAGGCATGAAATTAAGATTACTCGCACTATTGATGCTTTTAGGGTTGGGAGCATCGGCCCAAACGACCGCATGGTCCAGTTCCCCGGCAGTAACACCTCAAACCAGGACCTTATCGGGAGCAAAGCAGATCCGTTGGATTTGGGGGTCTTCATCCCTTTTCAGTCTGCCGGATACCCTGGCGCTTTTCGGCTTAAAAACAGATAGTTCAAAATATTTAAGATTAAATAGTAGCATCAACCAAACGGCAACAGCAACATTAACGCAAACGGCCAATAACCAACCCTTAACCGGGTGGAAATTCATGCCTACCTTTGCAAACGGTGGATTTACACAGGGGGTTTGGAGGGCTGCTGAATTTGGGGGGGGCGTGCTTTTCGATAAGTCCGTATCGGTGAACGGGCCTTTCAAAACAAGCAATATACAGATTAATATTGGTAGTGACACAACTTCCAACTATATCGTTTTCAGAGATTCTGCCGGAGTTGGTAAGGCGGCTTTTTTTAGTAATACAGGCAATTGGACTTTCGGGGATACAACAACCAACACATACAAGTTAT